ACCAGAAGGCAAATCAGCATTTAAAGGCCCACTGGACATGATTAATTAAAAGATGGCAGGAACAGATTCAATCGGCGCTGGTTTTGATCACGTAGGTGCATACCAGCATTCATTCGGTTATATGGCAGATAAAACTCCATATGTTAATGGCTGGAAAGGAGTAGATACTCGTCCAGAATTCGCAACCGTAATGGAAAAAGGAATTAAGTCAATTCAACAAAAAGCTCTAGGTCCAGAAACAGGAGGCGCAGGTACGCAAGGATTCGCACTTGTACCAATTTATGTGGATAGTAGAATTGTTGATCAGTCAAGAAAATGGACACCAATCGTGGAATTGTTACCACGAGTGACTAACATGGGTATGACTGCTGACTACAACGTAATCACAGCTAAAGGATCAGCGTACACTGCACTTGCAGATGCACCACTTCCAGAAGCAGACGATACTTATGACAGATCATCAGAAGAGATTAAATGCCTTTATTCTGTTGGTAGAGTTCTAGGTCCAATGCAGGCAGCAATGCCGTCATACATAATTGAAGGATTTAACCCTTCAGGTTCAGGTATGGGACAGGGAACTTTTAGTCCAGCTTCAGCGCAAAACGCAAAGCAGACTGAAACTCTAATTAAAGCTAGAGCACTAAAAGAATTAGAAGAAAATTTAATCATTAATGGTGACAAGTCCACAGATGCAACTCAGTTCTCCGGAATTGTGAAGCTACAAGGAACAACTAACCAGAATGATCTAGCAGCTGCAGCTTTAACATGGGATGATGTTGAAGAAACAGTACAGTCAGCTTTCGATGATTCAGGTAGACCTAAGATCGCAATCGCAAGTTCAAGTGTAGTAACTGATTTAAGAAAAATCATGATCGATACTTTTAACTTCCGACCTAGCGACTTAATCGCAGGCGCAGAACTTCCGTTCGGCGTACCACCACAACTTGTACTACAGACTATGGTAGGACCAATCCCGGTACTTCCGAGCCAGTTCTTAAGTAACACATCAGGGTCAAAACAGATTTTCTTCCTTGATACTGATTACATTGAGATGAGAGTATTGCAAGATATGACATACGAAGACTTGGCTAAGACCAATGACAGCAACAAGTTCATGTTGAAAATCTATGAGTGCCTTATCATGAGAGCACCGCAGTTTAATAGCTTCATAGACAACATAGCATAAGGAGGCAATTGAAAAATGGGTGCATTAGTAGAAGGAACTGATTTTGAAATTGTTGGAGTAGTAAGCAACGGTGTATACAATGAGATTGTTGTAAAGACAATCGATACTGTAGATGCTGCTGACACTTTAGCAATTGACATGACTAAGTATGGAATTAAAGCAACTGGTTTCGTTGGCGTATTAGGATTTTCACAGACTACAAATAATTCTGTATCTGTGCAAGAACAACCAACAACTTCAGTGACTACAGGAACTATCACATTAACAGTACCAGCTGGTACTGACAATGATGCTAGATTCTATTTCATTAAAGGATTAGTCGACACAGCTGGCGCTTCAGCATTATAAGAGCCGCTTTTTTTTATTTTTTTCCTTTTTAGGAAACATTACAATCAAGGTCCAATAGGACAATCACCTGCAGGAAAATCGTCCGCAGGATATAAATACGGAGCGTGAAAAAAAATGGTAGGAATAATCGGAAACGTATCAAGAAGAATATTGAAGACATTAACCCTCTTCAGCAACAAGAAGATCCAATTAAGAGATACTGGAATTTATATCCAATCAGATGCAGATGGTTCAATGAAACTGGCATCAGATGGAATCTTTAAACAAGTGGGCGGAAGTTCTTCAATTTCAGGAGCAGGTGCAATCGATGTGACAAGTGACGTAACATTAATCACAACCACAGCAGCAGATGCATTGACTCTTGCAGATGGAGCAGAAGGACAAAGAAAACTTTTAATCATGGTAACTGATGGTGGAGATGGAACTCTAACTCCTGCAAATTTAGGAAATGGAACCACAATCACATTCGATAATACAGATGTCGCAGAACTTATATTTGTAAATGGTTCATGGCACATGATTGGCGGAAACGCAACACTTGCATAGAGCAAGTATTTTTTTTATTTTCAAGATCCTAACTGGCGACATACTGCCCAACATACGAGGAGAAAATGGCAACTAAACTAACTAGATATAGATTGAAAGGAACAACTGACGCAGCAGGCGACTTAGTTGTAAACACAGCAACAGTAGCAAGAGGGAAGATCCACAGCATAGTGTGCGACGTGGGTGCACTCGACAACACAGCAGACATCACAGTTACGACACCAGATGAACTGGTATCACAAACAATTCTAAACTTAACAAATGTTGCAGCAGACGTGATAGTACGTCCGAAAGTTTTAGCAACACTCAACACAGGTGGAGCACTAACTGCAACAGGGAACATTTATGAAGCATATGCCGTATTTAGTCGATTAAGAGCAACAGTTGCACAAGGTGGTGCGACCAAAGCATGTGTAATCGATGTATACGTAGAGGAATATTAAATGAAATTCAAGAACGAAACGGAAGATCCAATTAAGGTACGAACAGGCGAACATCCAATTTATGTATGGAAAACGATAAGACCAGGCGAAGAAGCTGATATAGCATCAAACGAAGGCGCAAACACTAGACTGACATGTCTTGAAAGTTTAGATTCAAGTGAGGGCAATCCAGAAGAAGATGCGGTGTTTCACAAAAAACTCACTGACATTAAAGGAGTGGGCAAGAAAAGTGCTGACGACATTCTGGCGCAATTTAAGACAGAAGAAAAGTTAATCGAAGCTATGAATAACGAAGAAGAGATTCATAACAACGATAGAATTAATGATTTAGTGTACGATAACTTCGAGGAAAACGAGTAATTTGGCGAGAGGTTCAATGTTGAAAAGTGATGGAAATGGTGGATACGTAATTCAAAAAGGAACGTTCGCATTAATCATGATGGTGATCGCTTTATTGAGTTGTGTAACTACGGTAGTCGCATATGGCGTGACGATGAAAAGTGACATCGCTGGTCTTCAGACAGAAATGGAGAGGGCCAACATTGAACATCCACAAAGGCAAGCAGAAGTCGAAGAGAGACTTGATGGATGCGAGATAAAGAGCTTAACCAACCAGGAGCGAATCCTGGCCATGCAGAGCGACATAACTGAAATCAAAGCAGATGTAAAGGAGTTAATAAAAAAATGAGTTTTATAACAGCAGCGGACGTGAGAAGGGCATCAGGTGCTCCAACTAGTTTAATTTCTGACGATTTAATCGACCAAGCAATTGCACTGGTTGAAGTTGAGATGGAACGATGGATGAATACAAAGTTTATTCCAACAGTTAGAATAGACCACATGAATGGGAATGGCCTGGTTAGAATGTTTACTAGAAAGAACCCATTGTTAAGTGTTCGAGGTTTGACGTTGAATAATTCTACAATCATAGACCCAGCAAACATAGTATGGAACAAACCAAGTGGGAAGATCACAATAGGGAAGAATGCAGGAGCAGGAAGCTTCGTTCCAGGACTAAACAACACGTACATTAAATACTTATTCGGAATGCTTGATGATACATCAACCGAGACAACTCTAACGATTGCAACCATAGCAGGAACTTCAATAAGTATGACAGTAGGAAGTGAAACAGGATTCGCAGACCAGGACTGGGTAGAAATCCGAGGAATGGATGGAAACAAAGAGGTAGCACAAATCAGCGGAACTCCAACATCAAGCACAATCGTTGTGGACCAGTTAGTTCAAACGCACAGTGCGGAAAGTACAATAATGAAGATTGCAATTCCATCAACTATCAAAAGATATATGGAAATTGAATCAGCAATTTATATCGCAATTTATGCAATTGGTGGAACTTACGAGTTTAACACAAGCTACCAATTAGGAGAATTACAAGTTAACAAAGGTGAACCTTATCCACAGTGGAGAGAGGTTATACAACGAATGATTAACGAAAGAAAGATGAGGGCTGCAAGAATCAAGATAAGACCTTCAATAATGGTGGACTAAAGAATGGCATGGGACGATACAAAAGTAGCAAAAGACGACTTCTTATCTGCAGACTGGAACAACATGGTAACAGACCAGAAGTCAAGGTCCATGGTTACAAGCGGAGCAGGAGCACCAGGAACAGCACCAACAATGATTGGAGCACTATACTACGACACAACTAACTTAAAGTTTTATATATCAGCAGGGACTTCAGCATCTACTGACTGGAAGAAGGTAATAACACAATGAAACAAATAAATAAATTATTCGGAATTATATTGGTTCTGCTTTTATGTGTGGGAACAGTTTTCGCAGGGGATCCTTTCAGAGTAGATGAGAATCTTGAAATGGGAACTAATGATATTTATAATGTAACAAATGTAAATGCAACAAATCTTTATGGTGTATTCACAGGAAACGTGTCTGGAAACGCAGATACAGCAACTCTTGCAAATAGCAGTACATGGTGGGCTTTGCTTACAGGATGGAGCAGTACAATATTTGAGAATGTAGCAAACGAACTAAGTGTGAAGATGAGTTGGTTTAATACTTCAGCTGATGCGAGAATAACAGTTGCAGAACCTGACTTAAATGTTAATCATTCAACAACAAGTGGAACAGCAACTACATGGGATGGAGAAACAAGTCAAGCAAACCTGAACGTGAACAATTCAGTAACATCAGGAACAGCTACGACATGGGACGGAGAGACTTCTCAAGCAAACTTAAACGTGAATAGTTCTAATTACTGGGACCTATTAAACAGCCCAACTGACATCACA